CGTTTCCTAGTACAAAAACTGGTTGATACCATCGCATTTTACGCTCCTTACGTTTAGCTCCTTTTAATACTGTATGCCAATGACCTCTTCGCCAATGTGGTCTTAACTTTCTTTTATTTCCAGTTACAGCCAAAATATCTTCATCCTGTTTTGGTTTTAGTTTGACAATCCTTGTTGTAAAGTCTTTTCCTACCCAACAAATAGCTCTTGGTTTGATATCACTTTGTACTTTATATTTTTTCTGTAAAGGTACAATTTTTGATGGAATATATTCTTCGGTAATAATATCTGGCTGTTGATTCATCAATAAAATCAAATTAACAACAGTTTGAAAATGTTCTTTGATCAGTTCATCAGCTACTGGTAATTGAATAAATTTCACTGATTTAAGATTGTTCCAATTGAATGCATAGTAATGAATTTTGTTAGGTTCGATTACAAAGTTCACATATACATCAAACTTCATTTTTGGATTTATTAACATATCTTTTGCTTCTTTGTTATTCCATCTATGACACTCAATAAATGAATATTTGATTTCATTTACTTTGTTTGAATTTAGTAAAAAGAAACTTGGGTTTACTATATTTGGATTCTCTGTAAGTTCAAGATTGTCAATATTGGTATGTATTAATGAATTACATAAATCATCTTTTAAATAGTAAGCAGGAGAGTCATAGATATATTGCTGACTTCTATATTTGCAATTGATATGTTCTCTTGCCAAATCCTGCCAAGAATAAAAGTTTTGAGGTGATTTGTATTTGTATAAAAACTGTCCTCTGGTAATTTTTGGTTTGGTTTCAAGCACTACTTCTTTTATTTCAGTTTTCTCTTTCATACGTTTCTCTGCGAAAGCCTCAGATAAATCTTTTCTTCTTTTCTGATTATTAATTTTAGGTAATTCATTTGGATCATTAACAGTTACCCATTTATCTCCTACTTTCATTTTTAGATTTCCTGTATTTGGATGAATCCATAAGTCACCTTCTTTTGCATCACCTCTACGTTCAACTATCTTTCTCTCATTAGTTTCTTCTTCGACAGTATAAAGATTTGAATCATTTGTATTAAAAAATAACTGCCCTGCTGATTGTCCTTCTTCAAATGCTATATTCTGATCCATTGATACACTTTGACCACTAGGGGTTGTAATAGTTGGTTCTGAAGTATCACTACTTAATGTACCTCCACGTTGTTTATATTCTTTCAATATCCAATTATTTCTTGCAACTATCGGATATTTTTTATGAAATCTTTTATTTGCTTCATCTCTAATTGTTTTATAAAGTTCAAAGTTATGAAATCTTGTTCTTAATCTTCTTTCTTTAATTTGTTCATCAAGATTATCCTCAATAAAATAACCTCCTCTGTTTTTATATTCTGCTTTAATCCAGTTATTAGCATGAGCAGATGGATAAATTTTAAATTTCTCTTTAGCCAGATTTTTTATTTTGCGTAAAAGTTTTTTATTTACACATCTTCCTTTGAAAGATTTTAATTCAAGCTCCAATCGTTTTCTTAGTTGCGGACTTGTTTTTATACTTTTTAGATTATGTTTCTTTTTTTCTTTGGCTTTTGCTGCGTAATATTCATCTAACTTTTTTTATATTCTTTATCAGGTATTTTTTTACCTTTATCAAAACTAGCTGGCTTTGGCATCTTTAATTAAATAATAGATATATTTATATATAACTATACATCAAGATACATTATCCTTCAAGTTCCCTTATACGTCTTTTCAAATCTTCATCTCTTACAACATATTCTTTTGTTGATATCTGTTCACGAAACCATTGATCAGTAAGCATACCTTTTTGAATCCATAAATTTTTTATTATGGTTCTTTTTGCTTTTTCTAATTCTTTGTAAAAAGATTTCATGTATTTACTCCCCACTTTCTTCTAAGTTTTGCTTTTAGTTGTTTACTTTTCTGTAATTTCAGACTCATATATGTATCATTTAGTTCATCAATAAGATGATCAAAATCACCTTGAGATGACAACTCCAATGACCTTTCAAAGTTAACTATAGATGCTTTGATAAGTTCCAAGTCTCTACCTGAGACATCAAGTATATATCTCATCGTTTAGTCCACTCCGAGATAAGTTTTCTTAGCTCCTCGATACGTTTCTGAGCAGCTTCTATTCTTTCCTCCTTTGTCATTTTTTTCCTCTTAGTTTGATATCTACGGCTATTGTATTTCCTAGCAATCTTTTGATCTTTTGTATATCGTTTTCTGTCAAATCATTAAATATTTCGTATCTTCCTACCTGATTTTTAGCAAACATCCTGTGTATTGTTTTTTCTAATTCTTTATAATCTTTCCTTGCTTCACTTACTGCAATCACTTCATCAGGACATTGTGATCTAACTCTATTTTTTATATTTTTTACACAAGAACAGCCTACTTTATGACTTCCAGCACTTTTAAAAAAGTAAACATGACCTAGTTGTATATCAAAAGATTTTATTTTTTTTAGTTTTCTTTCTGGATAAAAATTTACAGATGTTTTTCCATTGAAAGATATTCTGCTTTCTTCTACTTGTATTTTTAAAGCTTTTAACTCTGATTCAGAAATAACATAATGTTTTTCAGCTTCAACTTTTGAGTTTTCATATCCACCATTTTTATACACTAAACGATTTGATTCGGGAGTCAAAGTAGTTAATGTTGTTAATGCCGTTCTAAAACTTGTCGAAGAAGTTGAAGGTAAATATATATAACCCATATCAAAACACTACTTGTTTAGCTTCAAACTTTTCCCATGCCTCTTGCCAAGCATCTTTACATCTTTGCACAGGCTGATTAGAACCAACTATACAAACTTCGGGATATGCCCAAATAGTATTACAGACATCAGGCTCTATATCACAATTAAGTTTTAACATTTCAACGTAACAACCTAACTGTTTATCAGTTGAATAAGGTTCTTGCCAATATTTATCTATTTCTGAAATATAAACTGTTCCTTCTCTTTCACGTTTGTAAAAACCACTTTTAGTACTTCCTTTAGTTTTTAAATCTAATAATCTAATTTGCTTAGTTTCTGTATCATATCCAATCAAATCAAGCTGACCTCCTACATCCTTATTAGGATTGCTCATCATATATTCAACTCCCATAGGTATGAAATGTTTGAATAGATAATGATCAAGTAATGGAGTAACAATATCTTCGTATTCACCCATATCAATATCATCAGCACCTAACATCTTCTGTTCTAAACAACTATGAACAGTTTCTCCTCTTGGTTGCCAGATGTGTCTTGTATGTTCAATACTTTCCTTTGCTTTTTCATCAAGTTCATTACAGACCATAGTGGTTGAATACTTGAGCCATTTGTTTGACTTCTCACAGAAATATTTATGTGTGGCTTCATCTCTGAAGATAGGAAGTCTTGGAAGTTTTTCGATAGTTTTCATGATTAATTAAAAATGAGTTGGTAAGTCTTTTGGGTTTGTCAGTTCTACTTTTTCTTCAGCTGGTTTTGGTTTTTGTATTTTAACCCTAGCAAGGTTTTTATATTCAACACCTTGATAACCTTGAGGAAAAGCAGGGTTGCCTTTACAGTTATTAACGCAATCTGTCCAACCTGGAGGAGGTGTATCAAGATCTTTAAGAGTCCATCGACCTTTTTTGATACCATCTTTCAGTGTTTTGATTACAGAAACATCAAATAGTTTTTCCATTATTCAAAACCACCTTTAGCTGTAAATACTCTTGATGCAGGATGATTATTTTTTGGCTCTTCTGTAAATTTAGATTCCTTTATCTCATAAATATCCTTCCATCCCCCTGCTATTGCCTTTTCAAGAGCATTCTTCTTGCCTTGAGGTGGAAATGTTCGTAACTTCTTGAAAATCCTCTCTGAAACGCTTGTAGAACAAGTTGCCTTATTGCGATGTCTTACCGCCCACCATTCAACAATTAAATCAGCATATTCCTTAAGATCACCTGGAATCATATTTACAGAAATAATTGCAGATGAAAAAGGATCAGATCCATCTGTAATCACTTTTGGTTTTCTTTTTGCAGAACTTTTCTTTTTCTGTTTAAGAATTAATCTGATGTATTGAGGAACTGATAATTCTTCTCCCCTTGCTTCATTAAGATATTCATAAAGATCAGGTTCTAACCAGATACAGACTTTTTTACTTGACATAAATATATGTGTGTTTGTTACTGACAGTAGATGATATTTATTTATATGTCAAGCAGATATCTGAAAAATTCTTTTCCTTATCCTATATGTATATATATTATTATTATATATATAATTATTATATATATATTATAAATATACTTACTTATATATATATTCTTTTTCTTTTGGTTCTTTTCTTTTTCTTTAAAATGCCATTCAAGATATAATGATATGTCATATATATTTACATTGATATCAGTTATCTGATATATAATAAGGTTAGTTGCTGCTCCTTCAAAAGAAAGTTCTGTTGATGACTCTAAATGGTTTTTTCTACCTTTCAATTGAAGATGTTTATGAGTTCCCATCGAGGATGTCTGGGGAGTCAACGCTTTTTTCATGGCGTAATTAACCCATTCATAAGCAATTAGTCACTAGCACACGAGTGATGTTACTCATCAGTAAACCATAAGGCTATCAGGTTTAGGCTTGATAGTCTTTTTTATGTTATGTTATATATATCTCATATATTTTGATATCAATGCCAAGACCTAAAACCGACTACATCAGATATGTTTGCAATTTTACTATCAAGCAATATGAAGCTTTGAAAGATAAAAGCGATGAAGAAGGAATTCCCATCGCTCACCAGGTTAGAACTGCTATAAACCAGTATATAAAAAACTAAGTTTTAGAATACTTACCCTTTTCTATTAACCAATCAAATTTATCAATCATATTTTCACAATTCTGACATTGTAAGGCAGACCAGGATAAATGATAAATCTGACCTAATTCATTACATTTAGGACATTTTATTGTAGCTCCAGAGTATCTTTTACATCTGGAGTAACGTGTTACTGGTACAAATTCAGTCATTTTTTAATTCCTCCTCCATAGGAAACAATTTATCATCTAGTTCATACCATCTTGAGTAAACTAATAAAGCAGCATCATTGTGTTGCATATTTGGAAATTCTTCCATAACTTCCTTATAAAGTCGATCATAAGTATCGTAATAATCTGAATCGTTAGTCATTTTGAAGTTCCTTTTTTTATCTCTATATAAGGTGTTTTAGTTTCATATAAATCTTTATTGTGATCCCACCAAAGATCGATCATATATTTTTGATCACCGAAAAAATAACCTCTATCTGATTCTCTACATTCTTCAATGTAGAACTCTATAAAAGGTTCATAATAATCTGGATTGAGATTATAATCTTTAGCTAATTCTTTAGCAGCATCAGAACAATGCTCTTCAAACTTTTCATTGATATAGAGATTGTCATAAGTTTCTAAAGTTTGCTGTTCTAGTGGGTTATCAATCATTTTTCTACTTCCTGAATAAATTGAACATTTTCTATTTGAGATGAATCAGTAAATCTAGCGAAAGAAAACCATATTCCTTTATTGAATTTTTCTTTAGCTTCTTCTTCTGAATTAGCTTGAACAGAATAAACCTTTTTAATAATTGCTGATTCTGTTATGTAATACTTGTTAATCATTTTCGTTAGCGAATTCGTGTTTAAAATTGTTTAAGTAACTTAAGTAAATCATTTCTTAAGTTTCGTTTTAATGTCGGATCAGTTTCTGTATCATAATCCTTTTCAAGATCTGCAATTAAACGTTTCTTGAGCTGGATTTTAATCTGTCTTTCAGTTTCAATAATGCAAGCACCTGAAACGAAATCTTCATCTGACAATTGATCCTGTGCAACATCGTAATATGTATAAAAAGTTGATTTATGTACACCTGGATAATCATCAATCATTTTTTTAATAATCTCAGGTTTCTGTAAATCATCTTTTATACATTCTTTAATTGCTGCAATACAATCATCCCTTGATTCATTTTTATTAGTCATTTAACAAATCCTATAACCTTCAGTTTGTAGTTGTATCGACCAATCTTTTATAGAATCCCAAGTAACAATAAGTTCATCCATACCTAATCCATGTGCTTCGTGACATACAACTAAAATTTCATGAATATTTTGAATATCTACTGCCCAATGTGAGATTCTCCATTCTTTACCATTAGGATCAGTAATTAGAGCATGATTTAAAGTTTCAAGTCTAATCTGTGAGTTTTTTAATACTTTCATTAGTCTTCATCCTCTGGGCAGGTTTCTTCATTGATTAAAAGCTTTTCAAATCCCTCTATATCATCAACATAGGGATTCTCATTAGCTATCTTTTCAAGTCTTTGCATAGCGTGTTCTCTATAAGTATGATTATGTGACGCTAAATGATTAATTAAATTAATAATCGTTACCTGATATTCAGGCATTAATTCGCTTAATCGATGTTGCATAACGATTAAATGACTTTGTGTCTCTTTCATTTATCTAAACTCCTAAATGCAGATAATCATAATCACCAGGATTCTCAAAACAATCATTAGCCCATAACCATAAAACTCTTTTTTTGTTTTCATCATGGTCTTCTAATTGCTCATCATCCCAAGCTCCATATTCTTTCAAATGTTCTTTAAAAAGATCTACTGGGCCATCAAAATTAAGTCTCTCAATCCACGCTATAACATTGTTAGTATGATCACCTGATCCACTACAATCTGCTATACATTCTGGTGGTAGTTGTCTTGTTGAATCTCTACCATCAAACCAGGTAATTGGCTTTGTTTCATTCAGAATAGGATCAGAATCATATAAAGAAGTCTCACGAAATTCTATTTGATCACCAAATAAAGCTTTTAAAGCAGGAGGTGTTTTTTTGTTTTCATTCATAATTAAATGATATAAAGTTATGCATTCATGATATCATATAATTAGTTTACTAATCAAATTTTCGCCCTAATTCGCCCTAATATGAGCTACATCAAACAATTCATTCATGACCATGAAATTTATGACGATAAACAGCTTAAAAAGCACTTAACCAGGTTAAATAAGTTTGAATCAAGTGATAAAAACTTAGATATCCTGATTAATTTACTTTTAATTAATTACTTAAGATCTAAACAGTAACTAGTTTTTTATTTTTTTATGATATAAGGATGTTCATAATATTTATTAAGCTTATCAATCCAATTAGACTTTTTAATAGTTTTAACTTGAGTTTTTTTATTACGTTTAATAAGTTTCAAAGCTTCTGCACTTGGTGTATTTTTTTCTTGCATCCCGTGCAATAACAATGCAAAAGGTTTACTTCCAAAGCATAAGCTATCATCTTTGTCTATTTGTAAATTAAGTCTCTTTGCTTCTTCTTCACTAAATACAACTTTTGAGTACTTAGGGAAATAACCTTGATCAATTAGGTGATCATGACGGCTTCCGTAGCTGGCTACCATATAAAAATTGTTAGGAAGCAATACTTCTAAGAAAAAATCAAGTGATTTACTATAACAATAAAATTTTAAATCCTTATTCAATCGAGCTACATTTAACCATGCCTTAAGATAGATAATATTAAAAAAATCCCCGCTCTCATGTATCCTGACTTTAGTAATATTTTTTCTATTAGCTTGAATAGATTGATTAATTAAATCAGTTAAACCTTTTAAATCTTTTTTAATAACATAACCATTAATTAAATCATAGTTATATTTTCTACTTTTAAAGACGTTAGGATAACGTAATTCTTCACTAGCGGCAAAGCAAGTAAATAAACTCTCATTACCTCTGTTTAATACTCTTTTATCATCTTTCAAAGTCACCCATGCTCGACAAAGCGAACTTCCTGGGCAGGTTATACCAGCTGATATAGATAATATCAAAGTATCTTTTGATAACTTTGCATTACCTTTAGACATTTTTAAAATCATTTTTAATTTTCTCCATTATTTAATTTTGAGATTTTACTTTTAATTGATGTATACATCTTTCTTTTTTCATAGCTCATATTTCTTACGTCCAAACTAAACCAAGCTTCAAATAATATTTCAGAAAGAAACTTAATTTCTTCTTCAGTAAGAATTTCTCCTAAATAATCAATCATTTTTAAATTTCTCCTATGTTTTGTAGTCTTGTAATTTCAATTAAAACTTCATCACATAATTTAATTTTTCTCTCATTTTCGGCCTTTAATGATTCGCTAATATCATTCTCATGATATTTATTCTCATTAAATTTAATCATCCTTTCTTGACTAACTAAATCTTCCAGGAATGCTAATAATTTAGAATTCATAATTAATTAAATAAATAAGTGAATAAGAAACTAATAAAATAGTTTCATAAAAGGATATTAATAATATCCCTTTAAGCAACTATTATTATTTTGTTTTAAATTCTTTTTCTAATTCTTTAGCTTTTATTATTACTTCTTTAATATCTTCACTTGAATAATTTAATCTATTATCGTTTTCAGTTCCATTTAAAATAATATAAAATTTATTAAATTCTTCTTCATCAATATTCATATTTTTACTATTTGGAACTTGAATAATTAAAAATTGATGTTCTTTAAATTCAATTCCAATACTTGCTAAACAGTCATTATGCCAAGATAAATCTTTCCATCCATCCAAATTATTCAATAATTCTTTTATTAATGGATTGCTAAATTTTGGGTTGTGATGTTCATACCAATATTCGTATTCTTTTTTATTCATTGTTTTAATTCTCCTTTTTAACTTCATAAATTTTTTCAAAACTATTTCTTTCTTCCAAAGTTTCCTTTATTCCTTTTAATCCTATTGGTGTATCTTCTAATAATTGAAGATATTCATGAACTATTTCAAATAAGTAATCAGTATCTTTTTCGCATTCTTGCATAATTTGATTAGCTATATTATTTGTAGTACTTGCCCATCCATTATATAAATTAAACAATTCTCCATTACACCACTTATATAATTCTTTCTCTATTTTTTCTAATTCTTTACTTTCATAAATACATCTATCCAATCCAACAGTAAATAACCCATTATTTAAAATTTCTAAATATCCACCATATTTATAAATTCTTATTGTTTTAGTATCTTCAAATAACATTTCTTGAGATACTCCCCATTTATCAGAAATTTTTTCTGTTAAGTCTTTTTTTTCAATTTGAAAAAAGTCTTCTTTCCATTCTTGAAAAGATACATAAGTGTTTTGTGTTTTCATTGTTTTAATTAAATAAATTGTTTTTTTTATAAAGGTTACTTGATATTACATATCCATATAAATCTTTTAAATTCTTTTCAATTTCTTTTTCATCCTTGCCAATATAATCATAATCATTTGGGTATAAATAAGGATGAAAAAAATAATGATCTCCATTCTCTAGAATTTCGTAAAAACTACCAAATGTAAAAACTCTTATAAATTTAGTTGGTGTTGTTTCTTTACTTGGTAGATAAGTATCAATATGTTTGTTATTAATACTTGGATTTATACAATCTATTGGAACTTCCATAGATTCCAATAAATCATAATTCTCTTTTATAAATGGAACATCAACAAAGTGTTTTTTCCATTGTTCAAAACTTACTTTTTTCATTTGTTTAATTAAATAATTTTGAATAAAAAAAACTAACTCAATTAAGAGTTAGTTATTGGATGATTGATTGATTCTTTTTTTAATAAGTCATCTTCAGTTATAGTAAATAACTTATCAAATAAAGTTTTATAAAATTGTTCTTTAGTTCTTCCCTTTCTTCCATGTGCAATAAAATCTGCGGATTCGTTAACGGCTAGAACTAAAGTGTTGTATTCTTCAGAGTTTAAATACTTCATAATTAGATTTGATTTAATAATGTTTGTACTTGATTGGTTCTTTCTTCCAATCTTGTTTTAAGTGTGTTTGAAATTGTCAATCCTTGCCAAAGAAGAATTAAAAAACAACTTAGAAAAATAATTGTTCTTGTCATCGGTTTAATTAAATGAAAGTGAATAATTTTAATGTGTTTAGCTTTATTAGCTCTGTAAAAGCTTATAAGCTTGAATAACTATATTTAACTAAGATAGATAAATAGAGTTATTAGAAAGGATTTAAGAACTAGTAAAGTATTAAACCCTATGTATTAATGATATCAAATTATGTCAATAATTGCTATGGATATTAAAGAAATTTTTTATTTATTTTTATAGCTATGGGGTAGGGTACAAAATTTTTTTCGGCCTGGAGCGTGCGTGGGTAACTTAAATATATTCTGAGAATCTTTATTGCTTTGGTTCTATGCGAATTGCAAGTTCTGGAGCTTGAATGTTAACAGTTTCAACAGATTCACCAACAACTTTACCTAGGCTATCGAGTATTTGTGCAGCTGTTTGTAATTGACCTTTTGATATGGCTTTATTGAAGAGTCTCATACGCATTGCTTGAAGACGAGGAATCATTTTATCTCTTTCTTTAAGCCAATCTTCATCATTCCACTCTTTAACTTTTTTCCAATCCTGCCAACCTGTTACTAGAGATATACCTTCTTTTTGAGAATGTTCTATGACAAGTTGTCTGGTAGTTTTACCTTCTAGCTGTTTTGAGTATAAACGTTGGCAACGAGCTTCTATAACTGCTCTTGAATTAGAACCTCCTGTATATTTTTGTACACGAGGTTTACGTTGAGGAGCTGGAAGATCGTAGTTTAGATTATTTATAAAAGATTCAGCCACGATAAAGGTTGTGATGGGGGTTATTATTCTGATAATAGCCTTAAAAGTATGAAATGCGAAAGAAAATGAGTAATATTATGAAAAAAAGGTAGATATGAGCTTAAATGAGGTCAGTTTAAGGTATGCACAGGGGGAGGTGTTTAATAGTGAGAAAAGATTTCGGGTGTTGGTTGCTGGAAGAAGGTTTGGGAAATCATATTTATCCTGTATCGAGTTGCTTAGAGGAGCAATCAATAGACCTGGAGAGGTTTATTTCTATTGTGCTCCTACTTATCGTATGGCAAAGGATATTGCGTGGAAGGAACTGAAGAGATTAGTACCTAAGACTTGGATTCAAAGCAAGAATGAAACAGATTTAAGGATAGATTTGATAAATGGATCAAGTATTGAGTTGAAGGGTACTGAAAATGCAATGGCGTTAAGGGGAAGGAGTTTGGCGGGTGTTGTATTAGATGAAGCAGCTTTTATGGAACGAGATGTGTGGGCGGAGGTTATTAGACCTGCTTTGGCTGATAAACAAGGTTGGGCATTGTTTATTAGTACTCCTGATGGAACTGCAAGTTGGTTTTATGATATGTGGTGTTTTTGTGGTGAACAGGAATGGGATGATTGGCAGAGGTGGAGTTTTACTACGATTGAAGGGGGTAATGTTGCACCAGAAGAAGTTGAAGCAGCTAGAGGACAATTAGACCCAAGAACCTTTAGACAGGAATTTGAGGCTAGTTTTGAGAATCTTACTGGTTTGGTTGCTGTTAGCTTCAGTGATGAGAATATTGACAAGGAAGTGGAGGATCTTCATATGCTGCCATTGTTATTAGGGCTAGATTTTAACGTTGACCCTATGGCTGGAATCTGTGCTGTAAAGCATAATAATACACTATATGTCTTTGATGAGATCATGCTGACAGGAGGTGCTACCACTTGGGATTTTGCTGAGGAAGTTGTCAGAAGGTATGGAGTTGATCGAAGAGTGATTGCGTGTCCTGACCCTACTGGTAGTGCAAGAAAGACAAGTGGGGTAGGTGTTACTGATCATACAATTCTCAGGCGTAATGGTTTTACAGTTATGAGTCCTAAATCACCTTGGAGAATCAGAGATAAGATCACTGCTGTTAATACAGCTTTGTATGATGCCGAAGGTGAAAGAAGAACATTAATACATCCTAGATGTAAAGAATTGATAAAAGCACTTAGAACTCTTACATATGCACCTAATACAGGTTTACCAAACAAAAACTTAGGGGTTGATCATGCTTTTGACGCTTTTGGTTATCTTTGTCTGCAACAATTTAATCTTGCAAAACCAGAGACACTAGGGCAAACTTCGTTTAGAATATATTAAGATACCTAATTCTTACTATGTACCATTCTACGACTAAGAAAAAGAAGAAGAAAAAGAAGGGAGGTAAGAAACGTAGTGAATGTTCCTGTAAATAAAGCTCTTTACGCTAGAGTAAAAGCCGAAGCCAAGCGTAAGTTCAAGGTATATCCTAGTGCTTACGCTAATGCGTGGCTTGTACGAGAGTACAAAAAACGTGGTGGTACTTACCGAGTGGAGAAAAAACGTGGCAAAAAGTAGCCCAAATCCAAGAGCAAAGGGTGGTTTGACCCGTTGGTTTGCTGAAAATTGGGTTGACGTAAAAACTGGTAAACCTTGTGGTCGTTCAAAAGGCGAAAAAAGAGGCTATCCTGCGTGTAGACCTAGTAAACGTATCTCAAGTAAGACACCTAAGACAGTTGGAGAGATGACCGCAGCAGAAAAAGCAAGGTTTAAAAGAGAAAAAACAAGCAGTAAAAAGATAACTTATCAACATAGACGTAAAAAGAAGAAAAAATAACTGTGAAAAACGCAGTTTCAAGGTAATATATTGTTATAAGTAAAATTTTCTTAGAATCATGGCATTTTTTCGTGGTGAAGAAGGCTCTGTATCATTTGATAACGGAACTGGATCAGTTGGAGCTATAGCTTCTACAACAGCTTGGACTTTAGATACAACAAAAGATACTCTTGAGTGTACTGCTCATGGAGATACATCAAGAAAGTATGTAGGATCTTTAATTTCTGGTTCTGGTACTGTTGATCTTCTTTACACTGCAACATCTGGAGATGATACTGCTGAAATTATTAGTGATGTATTAACAACAGAAGATGCTGGCGATGCTTCATTTAACCTTTTCTTAGATACATCAGGTTCTAAAAAATTAAGTTTTAATGGAATTATTACAGGAACTTCATTTAGCTCTACTGTTGGAGATATTTCTACAGTATCAGTAAGTTTTGTAACAACTGGTGCTATTACTTCTGCTCTCTAATGCCTAAAGGATCCTATTCAGCAAAGCAACGAAAACTTGCTGCTGTTGCTCCACCACGAGATAAGATCACGGCTGCTGATCTTAAAAAACTACGTTCTAAGAAAAAAAAGAAAAAGAAGTGAAACTTACCACTCGCCAAAAAAATTTATTAGAAAAACATTCTGAACATCATAGTGCGAAGCATATGGAGTTTATGAAAAGGCGAATGAGAGCAGGAGATACTTTTACCCAAGCTCATAAAAAGGCACAGGCAAAGGTGGGCAAATGAGAAAACGTAAATCTGTTAGTTTATCTATAGGTAGAGGAGAGAAATCCAAAAAAGGTGGCCTTACTGCAAAAGGAAGGCGTAAATATAATCGTGCTACTGGTAGTAATTTAAAAGCACCAGTTACAAAAAAATCAGGTCTTACCGAATCAGAAAAGAAAAGAAGAAAAAGTTTCTGTGCTCGAATGGAAGGAATGCCTGGTCCATTGAAAGATAAAAAAGGCCGACCTACAAGAAAGGCGTTAGCATTAAAACGATGGAGGTGTTGAAATGACTTATGCTGTACCTGGTCCAATTAGAACCAATATTGTTTCATCTACTTCTGTAGGTGGTATTGATAGTCCTTTTACTAGAACTAGAGCAGTTTTAGATATGATGAAAGGTTGGGAAATAATGAAAGCTGTAACAGAAGGTACTGAATATTTAAGAGAAAATAGTGAAGCATTTTTACCATTAGAACCAAGAGAAGATTTTGATGCATATCTTGCAAGAGTAAATCGTGCTGTATTTTCTCCTTTTACACAAAGATTAATAAGAGCAGCTACAGGTTTAGTTCTTAGAAAACCTATTACATTGACTGGTGATCCTTATTGGACAGATACATTCAAAATGGATGTTGATGGTTGTGGTTCTGATTTAGATGAATATGCAAGAAGAGTATTGATGTGTTCTCTTACTTATGGTCAAAGTCATATTCTTGTAGATTATCCTGCTCCTTCTGGTGCATTAAGTCTTGCGGAAGAAAGACAACAGAATCGTAGACCTTATTGGATTGAAGTTGATCCAAATAATCTTTATGGTTGGAGACTGGATAGAGAATCTAATTATGGGAATCTTATACAAGCTCGAATTGCAGAAAAGGCTGTATTGCCTGATGGAGATTTTGGTGAGAAAGTTTATGACCAGATAAGAGTTATAGAACCTGGTCGATACAGAGTGTTTCGTAAAAAAGAGCAAATCGAAGAAATGTATGATGTCTCTGATAACAGTGTGACAGGAAATTTTGAAATGGGATCAGCAGATAAAGAT